GGAACAAGTCCGGCAAAATGATGGCAGCAACACCTGAACAAACCGCCAATTATGAAAACCTGATAAAAGTCATGTTTTTAAGCCAGCGACCGAAAGGATTTAAGACAATAGAAGGTTCCTGCCATGTTTACATAAGTGCTTATTTTGCCCGGGCGAAGTCAAATAAGATGATAGCCCCTATGATTAAACCCGATGCTGATAACATAATCAAGGTTGTGTTAGATGCTATGAACGGTCTTGTTTACAGTGATGATAAACAGGTTACAAGCTTAACATTTGAAAAAGTATGGACATTGCCTGACATGGAAGAGCGTGTTGAGGTAGTAGTTATTTGGAATAATTAAAAATACTTTACGTTTGTCGAAAACCCCAAAAGATTAGTTATATTTGTTCTTCTAAATGCGACCAATGAAACCGAAAAAACTTATTTGGAAAAGAACACCCTGCCGCCTCTTGTTTGGTCGCATTGCGGTGGGGTGCTTCTTTTCTGTTTAACCGATACCGTTATGACCAGCCCCTGTGAAGAATGCCGGAACCTGTCAACAGACGAATGCCTGTTCTGTTCCTATCCCAAGTTTAGCCGATTCGTTCAGCGTGATTCCGCTGCGCTGGTGGTTATCATCGCTGCTACGGTTCTGATCACCGCCATTGCAGTTGTTGTGATGTGGTTGTAACGGTCGAGGCTATGAGTAGTGCAGCCTTGCAAACCGTATCAATTTAGCACTACACTTGGTGGCTGCATTACTTATAGCCTTTGTTAGCCACCGTATTTTATTAATCATTTAAAAATTAAAGAGATGTACACGCAAGGAAAATTCAAAGATGGAACAAAAGGTTGGAAAGTTAATAAAATTGGTCAACATTGGAATAATAAGGAATTGGAACATATCGAAATAATTTGGTCAGATGATACTGAATGTGTTTGCGATGTTGTTTACACCGAAGCTGATGCTAAACTTATTTCGGCTGCTCCTGAAATGTTTGAAGCATTAAAAAGAGTTGAAGCCTATTTAGTCGCAAACGAAGATATTTTAGCACCATTCCCAACTCGAAGTGAATTAGATAATATTCGAGCAGCAATGTTTAAGACAGGGCTGTTTCAATATGGTGGCTAACTACGATATTAGCACAACACAAAACCAATCTGTTGAGCCAAGCCAGACAAATAAGGAAACAGTAAAACCCATCCTTTGGGCAGTAGAAAAGTTCCCTCAAGAGTTTAAACCTGAAACAAAATGATACTATTCATCTACGCAAAAGACGGAAATATAAAAGCACTTGACTATGATGATGCAAAATGGCAACATCGAAGCCTTATTAAACAAGGCTACAAACACACGGCAACAATTGACCCGGCTAAATTTCTGGAGTACATTGTCGAATATACCGATGAAGAAATAGTCAAAGAAATAAGAAACCTAAGTCGAACCTTAAACAAAAACAACAATGGGAGAAATAGCTGATTCAATTATCGATGGTGAATTTGATATGTTCACTGGTGAATACATAGGGAAGCCAGTTGGCTATCCAAGAACTAAGTATGTGTGCCTAAAGAAAAAACTAACCCCATCAGAAAAGAAAATCGCCTCAATTAGAAAGGAGATAGCTATTATGGTTAGTAATGGTATTTCTGTTGAAGATGCAAGGCGAATGATGAATGCAAAATACGGGAAAGGATGGCGAGAAAGGGGACTGATATGGAATAGTGACAATGAATGGAGTGAGAATGATTTAAAAGATTATAAGTAACATAAAATCAGCCTATGAAAAACTAACAAATCAATCAGCCCTACTAAGTCGGGAGTGACCGAGCGGGAGAAGGGATAGAAAAGACTATTGATTACACATCCCTGAAAATCAAAGGAAGAGCCTGCTAACAACAGGCTTTTTTCGTTTTATGTCGAATTTCGTATTTTTGTTGTATATTTGTACCCATGTCAACACCATTATACGAAACAGGTCAGGACCTGCAAGATGCCATTGATAGATATTTCAAGGAAGGTGTAACATTGCGTAAGGTCTTAGTAGGCAAATCCGATAATAAGGAACTCGTAGAAATACCTGTTCCTACCATTACCGGACTATGTTATTATCTTGGATATGAAAGCCGTCAATCATTTTACGACCTTGAAAAAGTAGAAAGATACTCTTACACTATTAAAAGAGCAAGGCTTTTCATTGAAAAGGAATACGAAGAGCAGCTTCAAGTTGGAAATGTAACAGGAGCTATTTTTGCTCTCAAAAATTTCGGATGGATTGATAAAACGGACCATGAAGTATCAGGCGGATTCTCAATAACTGTAGATTTTACGAATGCCTAATGCTACAATAAATATCAAATCACCAAAGTTTGCAGATTATCAATCCGCAATTCTGAACTCAACTGCAAGGTTTACGATAACCGAGGCATCAACAAAGGCAGGTAAAACATTCAGTCACATTTTCTGGTTATTTAAAGAAGCTCACTTAGGGTCAAATGGATGGAATTATTGGTGGATTGCTCCAATCTATTCACAGGCTGAAATAGCCTTTAAGCGAATGCAGCGAAAGGTCGCAATGCTTCCTCAATACATAGTAAACATATCAAAGCTATCAATTACTACTCCAATCGGGACAGTACTGACGTTTAAATCAGCAGATAATCCCGACTCATTGTATGGTGAGGACGTTTACGCATTCGTCTTTGATGAGTTCAGCAGGGCTAAGGAAGAAGCTTGGTTTGCTTTGAGAACAACGATAACCTATACCAACGCCAAAGGAAAGTTCATTGGGAATGTAGTTGGTAAAAATTGGGCTTACAGGATAGCACAGAAAGCAAAGAGCGGAGTAGACACTAATTATGAATACCACAAAGTAACCGCTTATGATGCCGTTAAAGCTGGCATATTAAAACAAGAGGAGGTAGACGCTGCAAGGATTGAACTTCCTAAGAGGATATTCAAAATGCTTTACGAAGCAGAGATAGCAGAGATTGAAGGCGCATTGTGGTCGTTTGAATTAATCGAACCTTATAGAGTTTTTGAATTGCCTGAATTATCAAGGGTAGTTGTAGCAATAGACCCCGCAGTTACAAGTAAGAAAGAATCAGACGAAACAGGAATAGTAGTCGCAGCAAAAGGAGTTGACGGGCATGGGTACGTTTTAAATGATGGATCAGGAACAATGACACCTAATGGATGGGCTACTGAGGTGGTTAAATTATACCATGAATACACCGCAGATAGAGCCGTGGGAGAGGTAAACAATGGGGGTGATTTAATTGAGAACACACTAAGAAACACTGATGCTTCAATAAGCTATAAATCTGTTCACGCTACAAGAGGAAAGGTAATCAGAGCAGAGCCAATTGTCGCTTTATATGAGCGTGGTTTAATACATCACTATAAGACATTACACGGATTAGAAGACCAGATGACCGGATGGGATGCTACCAATGGGGATAAATCACCTGACAGGGTAGATGCTCTTGTATGGGCATTAACAGACTTATTCATAAACGCACCAGCAGAAGACTTCATACTATGATTCAAAAGGATATATTCAACACAAGACCAGACTTGGAAAACTTAGCAAATAAGATTATCTATTCTTATATTGCTAAAGGTATTCCATTTGCTTTATCTGATTCGCTTGAAACATATGTAAATGAAGGCTATGCCGGTAATGTAAACGTGTATCCTGTTGTCAGAAAAATAGTAGATCCGGTTATTGGTGTAAAGTGGTACATCCGTGATACTATCAAAGATGAACCTATTGAAGATTTGAATCACGACCTTAACAGGCTTTTAAAGTCACCAAACAAATACCAAAGTTTCAATCAGTTTGTTGATGAGGCTTTAGTCTGGCAACTTATCACAGGAAACAGGTATATCTATTGGATGTCCCCTGAAAGCGGATTGAACAAAGGGAAGCCCGCTGAATTGCATTTGCTCCCTGCTTCTCAGGTAGAAATACTTCAAGGGGATTGGTTAAATCCTGTTGGTGGTTATCGGTTGTTGCTTGGTGATGTGTGGAAACCAATACCTGTTAATCAGGTTATTCATGGGAAGAAGACAAACATTAAATACTCTACACAAGGAACCCAACTATACGGGATGTCACCCTTAAAGGCTGCTTTAAAAGTAATGGCAGCGACAAATAAAGGATATGACCGTTTAGCTATGAACTTTGAAAACGGGGGGCCGGATGTTATCATTACCAACACAGAACAAGGTGCCGGAGGACAGGAATACACAAAAGAACAACAGGAAACTATATGGCAGGCTTTCATTAAGAAATTCCGAAGCAAGTCTAAGGAAAGATTCATGATCAAGAATAAGCCTGTTGAGGTTCACGAGATAGGGCATTCTGTTGTTGATATGAACGTGCTTGAGTTCATGAAACTATCAAAATACGACTATTGCAATATCTATAATGTACCGGCTGAACTTCTCACTGACGGAAGCAAAACGCAATCAGCAAATAACCGAGAGTTTATGCGTATGTTGTGGAATAATGCCGTAATTCCTGAGTTGGAAACATTCAAGGATGATATGAACAGAATTACTGCACAATACAATAGTGTAACAGGCGAATCAATAGAAATATGTTACGACTTATCTGACATTCCAGAACTACAGGTTGATTACGCAACACAATCTCAGGCGTTAGCAAATGCTTGGTGGATGACACCGAATCAGCGAAGGGTTGCAATGGGATTACCTGAATTAGAGGACGAACTGATGAACATAGTATATGTACCTATGGGATTAGTACCACTTGACGAACTAACCGCACCAACTGAAGAACAGGTAAAAGCATTCTATGACAGGAATAGAATTAAATATTGAGCAAATGCTGAAAATGTTCATGGTTATCTTTGAGCAGAATTTGGCAATTGATGTACAATACAACATCCATTACAATTGATAACTATCCCAAATGCGGAACGTAAAAGGCAGCCTTATTACAGGTCTGCTAAAGTCGTTATGAAAAAGACTCTCAGGGGTTATTCAGATGACTTATGTAAGCG